CCGCCGCAGCCGCCGCTGGCGTGGCGATGATCCGCTCCGGCCTCCAGACGGTCGATGCGCAGGCCAAGCTGGCGCAGTCCCTCGGCACTACCGTCGCCTCTATTCAGACACTGGAGCGGGCGGGAGAGCTGGCGGGCGTGTCGATGTCCGGCATCGAGCAGGCGACCAAGGATCTGACGCGTCGGCTCAGCCAGGCGGCCGCCGGGACCGGCCCCGCCGCCGATGCGCTGGACCGGCTAGGCCTTTCCGCCAACGAGCTGATCGCCCTGCCGCTGGACCAGCGCGTGGGCGCGATCAACGCCGCCATCGAGAGCTTCGTGCCCGCCGCCGAGCGCGCGGCGGTCGCGGGGCAGCTCTTCGGCGAGGAAGGCTCGATCGCCATGTCACGGATCGACACCGCGACGCTGCGCCAGGCGACGGAGGACGTGCTTGCCTTCGGGGTCGTCGTCTCCGAACAGGACGCCGACCAGATCGAGCGGACCAACGATGCGATCTCCCGGCTGGGGCTGATCTGGCGCGGGCTGTCGAACCAGCTGGCCGTCGCCGCCGCGCCTGCGTTGGAAGCCGTCGCCAACGCCATGGCGGCGGTCGCCAGTCGGACCGGCCCGCTCGGCATCGCCCTTCGCGGTCTCTTCGACAATATCGGCCGCCTGACCACCTACGCGGCCACCTTCGCAGCATTCCTCGCCAGTCGCTGGGTCGCCGGCATGGCCGCCGCCGCCCTCTCCGTCCGGGGCCTCGCCACCGCGCTGGTCCTCCTGCGTGGGGCGCTCATCCGCACCGGCATCGGGGCGCTGATCGTCGGCGCGGGCGAGCTCGTCTACCAGTTCACCCGCCTCGTCTCTGGTGCGGGCGGGTTTGGCGAGGCGATGTCACTGCTGAAAGACCTCGCCGTCGAGGTCTGGGAGCGGATCAGGATGGGCGCTGCTGCGGCGGGTGCGGCCGCCACGGCGATGTTCTTCGATCTTAAGGCCGACGCCGCCTCGGGCATGCAGAGCGCCATCGAGAGCGTCGTGGCATTCGGCAACACCGCCGCGAATACCTTCGAGGGCGCCTATGAGGCAATCAAGGCGATCTGGGGCCTGCTGCCCGCCGCCATCGGCGATCTGGCGTTCCAGGCGGCCAACAGTCTGGTCGACGGCGTCGAGGCGATGCTCAACGGCGTGGTCTCGCGCATCAACGGCTTCATCGGCGGCATCAACCAGGGGCTCGAAGCGCTCGGGTCCGAGCGGCGTATCTCGCTGGTGCCGGACCTCGACCTCGGCGAGATCGAGAACCGCTTTGAAGGCGCGGCCAGTGCTGCCACGACAGCCGCGCAGACGGCCTTCGACCGGGCCTTCGAGAACAACCCGCTGACCGCGCCCGATCTCGGTCTGACCGAGGCGGCAAACCGGGCGCTCGAATCCGCAAACCTCTACCGCGGTGCGGCGCGCGATCTGGCCGAAGGGGCGCGGGCCCCGCTGGAAAGCTGGCAGGCGCTGCGGGATGCGGTGCGCGGCACCGACGAGGACGGCGCAGATGCTCTGGCCGAGGCCACTGGTGCTGCCGAGCGGCTGGAGACGGCGCTTGGTGAAGCCGGACGCGCGGCCACGGGTGCGGGCGCGGCGGCCGGAGCTGCCGCCGCTGCCGCGGAGCCCGCGACCGAGGCCGCCGTCACCGGTTGGCAGGCCGTCACCGCAGCGCTCTCCGACTACGCCAGCAAGGCCCGCGAGATCGGTGGCGATATCGGCCAGAGCCTCGTCGGCGCCTTCCAGTCCGCTGAGACGGCCGTGGGCAACTTCGTGAAGACCGGCAAGCTGAACTTCCGCGACCTCGTCACCTCGCTACTCGCCGATCTCGCCCAGCTGGCGGCGCGGCGGTTCATCCTCGGGCCGATCGCCAATGCGCTCTCTGGCGTGTTCTCCGGGGCGGGCGGCATCTTCGCCAATGTCCTGCATGCGGGAGGGATGGTCGGATCGGCCGGACCCTCGCGGATGGTCCCGGCCATGGCCTTCGCCGCCGCCCCGCGAATGCATTCAGGCGGCATGGCCGGACTTCGCCACGACGAGGTGCCCGCAATCCTGCAGAGGGGCGAGCGCGTGCTGTCGCGGCGCGAGGCGCAGAGCTACGGCGCGGGCGGCGCGGTCAACGTCACCATCATGGCGCGCGACGCCGAGAGCTTCCGGCAATCGCGGACGCAGGTCGCGGCCGACATTGCCCGTGCGGTCTCGCTCGGGCGGAGGGGCATGTGATGGCGTTTCACGAGGTCCGGTTTCCCGACAACATCAGCCGAGGCGCACGGGGCGGACCTGAACGGCGCACGCAAATCGTCGAGCTCGCCTCGGGCGACGAGGAACGCAACGCCAGCTGGGCGAACAGCCGCCGCCGCTATGATGTGGCCTACGGCATCCGCCGCGCGGACGATCTGGCGGCCGTGGTCTCCTTCTTCGAGGCGCGCAACGGCCGCCTCCATGGCTTCCGGTTCAAGGACTGGGGCGACCACAAGTCCTGCCTGCCCTCGGGCACTGCATCGCCCACCGACCAGGCGATCGGCACCGGCGACGGCGCGACGACAGCCTTCCAGCTGGTGAAGCGCTACGCCTCCGGTGCGCAATCCTGGACGCGGGCGATCGCCAAGCCGGTGACCGGAACCGTGCGCATCGCGCTCGCCGGGGTCGAGCAGCCCTCCGGCTGGTCCGTCGACACCGCCACTGGCGTCGTCACCTTCAGCGGCGCGCCGGGCGCTGGCGTCGCGATCACCGCGGGCTTCGAGTTCGACGTGCCGGTCCGCTTCGACACCGACGCGCTCGACGTGACACTCGACCTCGAACGGCTCGGCTCGATCACCTCCATTCCGCTTCTGGAACTGCGCCGATGAAGTCCCTCGCTCCCGCCCTGCAGGCCCATCTCGACGAGGGCACGACGACGCTCGCCTGGTGCTGGCGGATCATCCGCGCAAATGACGTGGCCTTCGGCTTCACCGACCACGACCGGACGCTCGCCTTCGACGGCACCGACTTCGAGCCCGAGAGCGGATTGACGGCCTCCGAGGTGCGCTCCGGCTCGGACCTGTCCGTGGATGCGCAGGACGCCGAGGGCGTGCTGACGTCCGACCGGATCACCGAGACCGACATCCTCGACGGCCGCTGGGACAACGCCGAGGTCGAGGTCTGGCGGGTGAACTGGGCCGACACCGGCCAGCGCGTGCTGATGCGGCGCGGCGCCATCGGTCAGATCCGGCGCGGGCGCTTGGCTTTCGTCGCCGAGGTGCGTTCGCTCGCGCATGTGCTGGGCCAGACGGTCGGGCGGACCTTTCAGGCGACCTGTGACGCCGCGCTCGGCGATGCACGCTGCGGTGTCGATCTGGAGGACCCGGCCTTCAAGGGCACGGGCGCCGTCACCGATCTCTTGCGCGACCGCGCCTTCACCGGATCGGGGCTCGGCGGCTTCGCGTCCGGCTGGTTCACCTTCGGCACCGTTGAATGGATTAGCGGCGCGAACGCCGGGCGGCGCACTGAGGTTTTGGGCCATGACGTGACGGACGGCATCGCGGTGCTGACCCTGCTCGAAGCGCCGGTGCGCGCGATCGCCGAGAGCGACGCCTTCACCATCCGCGCGGGCTGCGACAAGCGGATGGAGACCTGCGGGGCCAAGTTCGCCAACACCGCCAACTTCCGCGGTTTCCCGCACATCCCCGGCCAGGACGCGGTGCTGCGCTATGCCACGAAGGACGGCGGGCACGAGGGGTCGGTGCTGTGACCAACGTCGTTTCCAGCGGAAACGACGGGCGGCAGTGCATCGCATCGCGATGCACGAGAGCCACCGCCGATCCCACCCGCGTCATTGCCATCGCGCGGGCCTGGCTCGGCACGCCCTACCACGATCAGGCGAGCCTGCGCGGTGTCGGCTGCGATTGCCTCGGGCTTGCGCGCGGCGTCTGGCGTGAGGTCGTCGGCCCCGAGCCGTTCCCGATCCCGCCCTATAGCCGCGACTGGGGCGAGACCGGCCCGCGCGAGGTTCTGGCCGAGGGGGCGCGGCGGATGATGATCGAGGTGCCTCCGGTAGAGGCCGGTCCCGGCGCGCTGGTCCTGTTCCGCATGAAGCCCCGCGCCATCGCCAAGCATGTCGGGATCCTGACCGGGCCCTGTTCCTTCCTCCACGCCTACGAGCGGCTCGGTGTGATCGAGGAACTGCTCACCGCATCCTGGCGGCGGCGCATCGCCTTCGCCTTCCTGTTCCCGCAACGCTGAGACCCCGACATGGCCACCCTCGTTCTCGGTGCCGCTGGCGCCGCCATTGGCGGTTCGATCGGCGGCGCGATCCTCGGCGTCAGCGCCGCGACCATCGGCGGCTTCATCGGCTCCAGCATCGGCTCGGTCGTCGACAGCTGGATCATCTCGTCGCTGGCGC